TCTCTCCTGAATGGAAAGCAAAAGTAGGCACTGGTAAAGCAGTCTCTTGGCCAGTTGGTGTTGGTGGTAAAGGTAACTCAGGTGTTGCTGCTACTATCAAGAATCAACCTGGCGCTATCGGTTACCTGAACTATGGTTATGTTAACGGTGGTAAGTTCCAACAGGTTGCTCTGCAAAACAAAGCAGGAAATTTTGTGACTGCCAACAGCGAAACCTCTGCTGCTGGTCTGTCTAAGATTGTTCTTGACGATCAACTCCGTGGTGCTGATGCTAACCCCGCTGGTGCTAATGCATATCCCATTGTTTCTCTCACCTGGATCCTTGCTTATCCCGAGTATGAGAAGAATGATTCTGTGAAGACTACACTTCGCTATATGCTTGCACCAGAACAGCAAGCTAAGTCTGATAGTCTTGGTTATGTTCCTCTTCCTGAGGATCTTCGTCAGAAAGCACTCGCTGCTGTTGAAACTCTTCGTTGACACTCTGCCAACGTTGCACTATAATAGGACTATGTTATTCTATATAACGTAGTCCTTTTTTATTGTCATGTCTGAATTTCCAAAAGACTGGAGGTATGCTGACGACAGAATGCAAATGAGAGCAGCTGTATTCCGTGCTCTCAGTCATCATTTGAACGATCACTGCCGTGCAGTATATGAGTTTTGTCATGACTGGGTAAGTCAGGGCAATAATCATACTAACAACATTGAACATCACTTCCAAAAGTATTTAAAGGAGACCCATCGTGAGCAAGTCTACAAACTTGAAAAATGCCTTGAAATCAATCCTAATTGGTACTTGCCTGTTCGGGACGAACCCAGCTCTAGCACATGAGCATAAGATCACCAAGGGATATCACACCATGGATGCCATGGGATGTATGATCATGAAAGATTGTACCAATGGAGTGGATAAAATTTATTCTTCTGGTGATCTTCGTGCAGAGTATCCTGATTCTGATTGGGATGGAGTAGCAGCTGAGTTTGATCAGATCATGGTTTCATTCAATCAGATTGGAATTGACGTTCACCTAGCAGATTCAAAGTATTTTCCAGTTGGGCACCGAGGCGTATATCATACTGTTTCTAATCACTTCTATCTTAATCGTGCTTTCATGCATCGGCCGCATGTACTCATGAGTGTTGTTCGTCATGAAGGATGGCACGCTGCACAAGACTGTATGGCTGGAACTATTAAAAATTCTTTGATTGCTATCATTAAGAATGAAGAAGACGTTCCTAAGATTTGGCGTACCATGGCAGAACGCACTTATCCTGCTAATGCAGTTCCTTGGGAAGCAGAAGCAATCTGGGCAGGAAAGACTGAGGGTATGACACAGGCAGCACTTAATTCCTGTGCTAACAAAAGTATGTGGACTGATTATGAACCCACACCTTTGACAAGAAAGTGGTTGATTGAAGAGGGTTATATTAAATAAATAGCAGAGCCTTACTTCTTTACAGATGACTGAATCGGTACAAAAGAAGGAGGATCCCAAAAAGAAAGATAATAAATTTGAATGGGCTGATGAAGGGGTTGCAACCCTGGTGAGAGTTATTATTCTTGCATGGTCAGGAGCAATCTTGACTTTGAATTATGTGACTATCCCAGGGATCCCACAACGACAAATCGATCCAACTTTTATAGCCTCTGTCTTCACAACGACTTTAGCTACGTTCGGAGTTCAGACTGGTAAGAAAAAGGAGGAGGAAAAACCTAAGGAGGAAAAAAATGAGAAAGTTGCTTGATGTCCTAACAGTAGTATCTTTCTTAGGCACTGCTGGGATTATCGGTGCTGGTGCATATGTCTATGTTCAAAAAGATGCTCTTATCGAGGGTGTAAAAAAAGAAGTAGTAAATGCAGCTGTCACTGGAGTTGCTGGTGCTCTTCCTGGATTACTAGACAATGCTATGCCCCAGATACCATCTCAGACTGGTCCAGAGATGCCTACAACTGGAGTTCCTAGTTTCTAATGGAAATCCCTGATATTGATATCAGGAATATTGAAATAAGACCAATACCTGAGTGGATGACTTCACCACCACAGGCGTTACCAGTACACCCGCCTGTAACTCAACAGGTGGGTGTTCCTATTATTGATATTCCTGGCTGTGTTGAGGCACATGAAAAAAGCGATAGAAATGATAATATAAACTCCGATGATCCAAAGGGAGTCAAGGTATATTGTGATGGGCAAATACCTTCTTTCAATCCTATAGATTATAATAAGAATAAATTGAAATTTACTGGGGAAGCAGAGGTCCCTCCAGTAAAATCACCAGAGCCTCCTAAAACTGAAAACCCAGTACCAAAAAAATCTTCACCACCTCCAAAGTGTCCTACAAGAGAGCAGGAACTAAAAAATCCAGTAGGAAAAATTGTAGAGGGTAATAAAAAAGTTACTGGTTATGAGGTGGTTGGAAAAGAATGTTTGATGGTTACAGAGACACTTAGTGTTCCAGATCAAATTATTTTAAATATTCCCAACTCAGGCAAAGTAACTTCAACTGCATCGATCGCTGTGATCGCTACGACTTCAGCGTTGCTTGCAAAACCATTAGCAGATCTTTTGTTGAGAGTTGTTAGACCTACTACAAAGAAAATTATTAAAAAGATTGCAAAGATTAGAGGGAAGAATGTTACCGTTGAGTCTGTAAGGGACCGCCGAGATGAGCAGCGTCAGAGGAGTGCTGCGATACGGGCTTTGAGGTTGATGAAGAAGAAGTAGGACGAACCTCTTTAGGAATTGAGTGAACGTGAGGTGCAATATAATTTTTGTTGAACACCTGTACATCTGCACAGATAGAAGCATACCTTGTCCCTGGTGCAAATCTAATTCCTTTTTGCAATAATTCTCCACAATTTTTGAGACGAGCTATCTCAAAATCAAGCCTTTTATTAGCAGTTGTTTGTTGCATCAAGTCAATGTTTGCTTGTGCTGCCGCTTTACATTGATCTTGTAGTTTTTTGTCCAGAGGTCTTGACCATGTAGCAGAGAAACCTACAGAAAGATTGTAATTATCTTTTTGACCAGTTCTAGTTGGTTGCATCCACAAAACTGAGCCGGGATTATCTGGTGCTCCGTCTTCATCTATATCACGCATGTCATATACAGGTGTATCATAGTAACCTTCATATGGTTTCTGAGCACTTACGGCACCAGTTATATATGGTGTGAAATTAACTGTTGGACCCTGACACTGGATTCCACCTCCATAGGTGTTGGTGATGTAGGGCCCTTGTAATACCTGGATGGCTTGGTTGGTCACAGAACCTGAACTGTTTGCTACTGGAGCTGCAGTTGCTGATACACCACCAACTGTTTCTGCATTTACAGGTGATGCAAATAGCAATGCAATTACTGCTGGAAGATACTTGTAGTGTCCGTTACGCTTGTCACCTCTGTTGTTCTCTGGATAATCGTATGATTGCTTAAACCAGGACCCGAATAAGTTTCTGTGAATTGAAATGCTGCGCCTGGTGTTGTCTGTGTGAAGTTGGGTCTGTTGTTGATCCCTGTCCATGATGATGTCACTCCATCAATAGTTACATTATTCGTTCCTGTGCCAGGGGAAAGACTCCCACTTGCATTTATACCCGATCCAGTTACTGAATATTGATATCCAGTGTTATAGTCCATCGAATTGATGGTCTCGGTTACCTTGGATGTGGTTTCTGTGTGGCTCGTCATCGAGCCCTGTGTGAAGTTTGGGACTACTGGTACTGCATTTGCAGATTGAAGTAGTCCATGAATCACACCAAGAACCAATCCTAGACCGATTGCTTCTTGTAATCTAGTCATCAGTCGATAACAGTAATTTCGGAAACAAATTGTCCTGTTGCACTAGAACCAGCTCCACCAGCAGTCACCGTTAGAGCACCTGCTGTGGTTACGGTACCTGCTAAATTGCCAGCAGTTCCTGCGGTGTAAGAAGTCTGATTGGAGAACGCACTAACTTCACCTACAGTAGGAGCACTGGTGATTGCAGTATCGCCAGTAGTAAATGAGTTACTAAAGGAGAATGCATTACCTGAGGTTGCCTGGGTTGCGGTGGGAATAGATCCACCAGCAGCACCATTAGTTAGGGTACCAAGACCACCAACATTAAGGTCGGCAGTACCAGTGCCTCCAACATCAGTGACAACACCGCTACCAGATACTGAGTAAGAATTGCCCATCCTTGTGGCAGTAGTTCTTGCAGCATCAACAGTCAGTTGCACACTAGATGCGTGTTTTGTAACAAGTCCGCCAGCATTTGCTGCACCTGCGGTCACTAGTAACATACCAAATGCTAAGAGAGATCTCTTCATTAGAATGCCGAAGTTTGGTTTAGCTCTATTTATCCTGACCCGATCCCTTGACAGGCTCTTTGCATCCTGTTATACTAAATAAGTCAACGGGTTAAGAAACGTAACGTTTTCTAACCTATTGTAAACTCCCCGTAAACCGAGACCTCTAGGGAGTCTAAATCACGTCTCTAATACCTTTGCCTGAGGGTGGCAAAGGAATATCTTACCTAGTGTCCCTGCACTAATACTTAACCCTTTTTCAAAATGGCTCAATCTATTCTTTCAAGGCAACAATCACAATCCTCGTGGGAAAACTTCTGCGAGTGGGTAACTTCTACCAACAACCGCCTCTATGTCGGTTGGTTCGGCGTTCTGATGATTCCAACTCTGTTGGCAGCAACTATCTGCTTCATCGTCGCCTTCATCGCTGCTCCCCCTGTGGACATCGATGGCATCCGTGAACCTG